GTTCAATAGTGCTGTAAAAGAATCTGGACAAGGCCCAGCAATAAAATTTTATGAACAACTAGATATTGGCAGAGAAGAGTTTGACAAACTGTTGCAAACAGAATGGTTTATGCCAAACAGTTTCAAAAATTTTGACATAGAAAAATATATTGATCAGATGTGTCCAGACATAGAAGCAAACAAACAAAGAGTAAAGGATGAATTGAATGCTTTTAAAAGAATGGACATGATGAATTTATTAAAATTTCTACACTTTTTGGTAACGTTTATGAAACAGAACAAGATTGTATGGGGTGTAGGCAGAGGCAGTTCGGTAGCAAGTTATGCATTGTTCCTTTTGGGAGTACACAAAATTGATTCAATTCAATATGGCTTAGACTGGAGAGAGTTCCTTAGATAAATACATACATAATAGGAGAACAACTAATGGCGGTTAAACAAACAGGCAGAAGAACGTACAAAACCATGCAAGGTAAAAATGTTGACATGGATCTTTTAAGAAAACGTAATGAATTAACTCAAGCAGTTGGCAATGCCAAAGTAAATGCTAGAGGTGACGAATTAGGCCCAGGTGGCAAAATTATCAAAAAAAGAGAAGAAGTTCTTGCTGACTACTACAGAGACAACCCAACTAAAGTTCCTTCAAGAAACAAAGCAGATGTTGAAGCACCAGTAGAAGAACCTGTTGCAGAAACACCAGTAGAAGAAACTGCAAAAGATGAATGGGTTGAAGACGCAGACGGAAATTTTGTAAAAAAAGATAGCGAATAATGTCCACTGTTAGAGTCTACCAAGCAGAAGAACTCAGACCAATTCATGATAGAGTACTTGTAACCGAAATGGAATTCGGTGAACAGAAAACATCTGGAGGAATTATACTGCCAGGTGATGATGGTATCGCGAGAGGTATTCATCCAAGATGGGGCAAGGTGATTGCCAAAGGTCACGAGAATAAAGATGATTATGAAGTGGGTGATTGGATCCTGGTTGAACATGGTAGATGGACAAGAGGAATCACATTAGAAAATTCAAAAGGCAAAGTGGTTGTAAGAGCAGTTGAAGCCAAATCAGTTTTGGGCACATCAAAAGAAAAACCAACAGATGCACTTACCAGAAAAACGGATTCAAATCAAACTGCACTAGCAGAATAATTCTTGACAAATTAAGCAATACATCATATACTTAAGATATGAGAATTCCAGAAATACGAAGTAAAGGACTGAACACTACTGGACTGACAGGTATTGTGTTAATGGTTTTGCATTTAACAAATATGATTAATGGTTGGTGGTGGGTTCCGCTTTATATTGCTTTAATATTAAGTGGAATAGGACAAGAATATTATAGGAAAGATTAATGTACAAACCATTGCCTAACGGAATCACAATCAAAGAATCTAATGTGCAAGGTTTAGGTGTATTTGCAACCAAAGACTTTGACGCTGATGTCATACTAGGTATTGTACACATTCTGAATAAAAACTTTCCACATGGAGCGATTAGAACTGCCTTAGGAGCATTTTATAATCATTCTGATAATCCTAATTGTAAAAACGTTGCAGGCTTTTGGCATCAATTGCCTGTAAAATATTTGATGACAGTAAAGCCTATCAAAGCAGGAGAAGAACTTACTGCCAAATACAGTTTATATGATGACTTTAATGAAAACAACTAGAAGGAAAAAATAATGGGTCCACTCTTGACAGCACTAGCAATAACAACTATAATGATTATTACAATTTTATATTGGGTACCAATAGCATGAAAGAACTTTGGGTAGAAAAATATCGTCCTAAGACAGTAGATGACTATGTCTTTAGAGATGAACAACAAAAGAAACAGGTCCAGCAATGGATCAAAGAAAAAACTATTCCGCATTTATTATTCAGTGGTAATGCAGGTATAGGTAAAACAACATTGGCAAAAGTATTGTTCAATGAATTAGAAGTCAATGACTTGGATATACTTGAAATAAATGCAAGTAGAACAAACAGTGTGGACGATATTAGAAACACTATCATAAACTTCGTGCAAATGATTCCATTTGGAGCATTTAAAATTGTGCTACTAGATGAGGCAGATTATCTATCTCCAAATGCACAGGCGGCACTACGTGGCGTGATGGAAGAGTATCATACAACAAGTAGGTTTATTTTAACTTGTAACTATCCTAACAGGATTATTCCAGCACTTCACAGCAGATGTCAAGGATTTCACATTGAACGTATTGATCAAACAGAATTTACAACAAGAGTTGCAAAAATTTTAATGGATGAAGGTATAACTCCAGATTTAGATGTGTTAGACACATATGTGAAAGCACACTATCCTGATTTAAGAAAGTGCATCAACACAGTTCAACTTAATTCGCAAGAAGGTCAATTACTGGCTCCTAACAAATCTGATAAAGCAGAAGCAGATTATAAACTTGAAATGACAGAATTGTTCAAACAAGGTAAAATTACAGAAGCAAGAAAACTTGTATGTAGTCAAGCACGTCCAGATGAAATAGAAGATATCTACAAATGGTTATATGACAATATCACACTGTTTGGTGATGAAGAAAAACAAGAAAAAGCAATTCTAATCATTAAACAAGGTCTGGTTGATCACACATTAGTTTCTGATCCTGAAATAAATCTTGCGGCAACAATGATTAAATTAGCGAGTGTCTAATGGAAACAACATTTGAGAAAGACGGATTCATTGGAATATTTGACAATGTATTCGAAGAGGAGTACATAGAACAACTCATATCTTTCTTTAATGATCAAGATAATTTAAAGTTTGTAGAACAAACAAAAAATCGTACAAAAAAACATGATAGAGATATGGACGAATTATATCTTGCTGATCCTATGACAATAGCACACGTGCCTGCAATGTTCAGTCAGCATTTTTTCGGAAAATTTTGGAATGAAATATATCCAATATACAAAAAAGAATTTAGTATACTTGCTGAATATGAAATGCAAGGCGAAGGTCTGAAAATGAAAAAAATAAAACGTGGAGGAGGATTTCATAATTGGCATTTTGAATCTGAAGGAAATAGTTCACATAGAAAACTTGTTGTTCAATTGTACATGAATGATATAGACGAAGCAGGTGAAACAGAATTTTTATATCAAAACAAAAGACTTGTGCCTAAGAAAAATAGATTGTTAATTTGGCCCGCTGATTGGACGCACACCCATAGAGGTAACCCACCAATAGGACAAAAAGACAAATACATTTTGACAACTTGGATTCAAGAGTCTTTAAAAGGATATTAATGACATACGTTGTGAATGATAAATGTTTGATGTGTAAACATACCACCTGCGTATCTGTTTGCCCTGTAGATTGCTTCTATGAGGGAGAAAATATGCTGGTTATTCATCCCGACGAATGTATTGATTGTGGAGTATGTGAACCTGAGTGTCCAGAAGATGCAATTAAACCTGATTCAGATCCAGAGGGAGAAGGTCGGGTAGAATGTAATCGTAAATGGTCAGAAGCATGGACAGTGTTAGACACTCAAAAAGAACCAATGCCAGGTTATGAAAAACATTCAGGTGAGGCAAATAAACTTGAAAAATATTTTAAAGGCAAATGAAATCATCTTTTGATATAGATTACATATACGAAAAACTTGCTTCTAAATATCATTATTATTCTAACAAAAAACCTAAATCAAAAATTTATAGCAAAGCATATACAAGTCTGATAGGAGTGATGTTGTCAGCACAAAGTCAAGACAAACGCACAGCAATCGCTTGTAATCAATTGTTCCGTCTTGCAGACACACCCCAAGACATGATTAAACTTACAAGAGAAGAAGTTATAGAAGCAATCAGACCAGCAGGATTGCATAATGCCAAGTCTAAGAATATACTTGCAACAAGCAAAATGCTTTTAGAAAAATTCAATGGTAAAGTTCCACAAACTCAAAAAGAACTGATGACATTGCCTGGTGTAGGCAGAAAGAGTTCTGATATTGTAATGAGATTTGTGTTTGGTGAACCACACATAGCAGTTGATACTCATGTTTTTAGATTGCTATGGAGATTGGGTTGGGCAGACAGTCTAGATGAAGGCAAAGCATCTATCACTGTGAATGAAACCACTCCTGCAAAATACAAATACGGTGCACATATGTGGTTAATTACACACGCAAAAAAACATTGTGTATCTAGAAATCCAGATTGTGACGCTTGTATCATTACGAAAGTGTGCGACAAAAGAAATGTAGATATTCCTAAATCAAAATTAAGAGAGGTTGTAAAACAATGAATGTAGAACTTGTAGATAAGATGGGCAGTGACCTATCTGTAGTAAATGCCGCGAGAGTAAGTTATGCAAAAACAAAAGATTTGTTTGATGCTAAAGATGAAAAACTTATAAAATTTTTAGCAGAACACGAACATTGGTCGCCGTTTGCTCACGCCAGTTTACAGTTTAGAATAAAAGCACCTATATTTGTAGCAAGACAATTAGTAAAACATCAGGTTGGATTGGTTTGGAACGAGATTAGTAGACGTTATGTAGACTATGAACCTGAATTGTATGAACCTAAAGAGTGGCGAGGAAGACCTCAGAACAGCAAACAAGGTTCTGATGGCACTGTGGA